GCAAAAACTACTTAAATTTAAAGGTGCGTCATCGAAAAATCTTGATGTAAAATTGGCACCGACCTGGTCTGGTGGTTCACAAATAGTAATCGATGCGGACCGTGTAATTATTAACGCTAAAAAGAACAAAGCGTTTTTAGTCGGAAAGGAACAATCCGTAGTTACTGGAAAAAAGGTGTTATTGCAATCCGATAAATACAAAGTTGATTTAGACGATTTGATGGATTGGATAAATTCAGCATACGCAGAATTTTGGAAACTCGCAACAGCACAAATGCAGTATTTAACTGCAATGGGTCCAACTGCGGCATCTACAAATGTTGCACAAATAACAAAAATTCACAAAGTTGATTGGAATCTGAAATTTAAGAAACCGGTCTAATTTACAATTCCATCTTCACTGATATTTATTTAATAAAAAAGACATCGTTATGAATGAATCACAATTAAAGACTCTTGTGAAGTCGATTCTTGAAATGAAAAGGGAAAATGCTAAAATCCTAAGCGAAATTCGTGAAATTAAAAGTGAACTGCGAAATCTACTAAACGAAAATGCGAAATCAGTTCCGATCAGTCCACAAACGAAATTAGTACCTAAAAAAGGAAACGGGTCAGGGTCACCATTCAGTAAAAGTTCGTATCTATCTGAAATATTTCAAGAAATTACACCGTTCGAAGAGGATGAAAATAATGTCAAATCTATTTTAGATGAAAATTTTACAAATGCGGATGACCCAGTAGCACGTGTTATGAATAAAATACAGAATACAGATTTTAAACGTGTATTAGATGTTATGGAACGTACATCTTCGAATAAAATGCGGAGTACTTAATAAATGGCACGTGCAGTTTTTATAAACAGTAAAATCTATCCTGATGACTATAAAAAACCATTGGGAAGTTTGGCGATTAAACTGCCAATGAACTCTTCACGCTTCGGACCTTCCGATTCGATATTTAATCTATCGTACACCACGGAAGAACAGGCTATCAGTAATATGATAAACTTGTTACTTACAAAAGATGGTGAACGCTATATGCAACCTGCATACGGTGTTGGTTTATACTATAAAATATTCGAACAAAATACTACAAGTACAAATTCTCAATTGGAATTTTTGATACGTCAGCAAATGGCTACATATTTACCTTACATAATTGTAAACGATATAAATATCCAAGGAAATTTCAGTGATGACGAGAATTCTATAAATATAACAATAATATTTCAAGTAACTGAATCTGGTGCAAATCGTACAGTTACCTTTTTCGGAAATCCTGATTTGCAAATAAATGTAGAGGTTAGTTAATGAATAAAGTGTCAATTAGCGATAAAATAAAACGAGAAGTTAAATATACAAATCGTGATTTTGGTGATTTAAGAAACTCACTAATCAACTATGCTAAAAATTATTTTCCGAATACCTATAACGATTTTAATGAGTCCTCACCAGGAATGATGTTTATTGAAATGGCAGCCTATGTAGGTGATGTTCTGAATTTTTATTCAGATGTTCAATTACAAGAGTCATTTCTTTATACAGTTAACGAGCAGAAAAATTTATATAATTTAGCACAAGGCCTTGGGTATAAACCGAAGTCACTCGTACCTGCACAGGTCGATATCGAATTTATGCAACTGATACCGGCAATCGGTTCCGGTGAAAATACTAAACCTGATTTTAGATACGCACTTACAATCGATCCGAATACTTTAATCAGTAACGATGCTCGTAGTGAAGCAGATGTTCGATTGTTTAGAACTGTCGAATCTTTAAATTTTCGACATAGTAGCAGTATGGATCCTACCGATATATCGGTTTATTCGGTTCTGAACGATGGTAGTGTAGAATACTATTTACTTAAAAAACGTACAAAGGCAGTTGAAGGTGAACTTAAAACTGCACAGTTCGAATTCACCGATGCGAAAATTTACGATAAGATCGTAATACAAGATGAAAATGTAAGTGAAATTATTTCAGTTGTAGATTCAGATGGCAATACCTGGTACGAAGTGCCGTATTTAGCACAAGATCTTGTACAGGTGCCAGTTAGAAATGTTGAATATAACGATCCTAAACTTGCAAAGTATAAAAGTTCTGTACCGTATCTACTAACATATAAACAGACCGAAAAACGTTTTGTCACACGACGTCGAAACGATGATTTATTAGAAATACAGTTCGGTGCAGGTTTGTCGAATGAGGCAGATGAAGAGATTGTACCTAATCCTATAAACGTAGGTATCGGTTTAGATTATTTCCAACGAGCTGAAGATGTAAGTATTGACCCAACTAATTTCCTATATACTAAAACCTACGGGTCTGCTCCAAGTGATACGACCTTGACGGTTAAGTATTCGGTATCAAACGGACTATTAGGAAATGTTCGTGCTAATTCACTTACTGAAATACCAACAATAAATTTCGCATCGACTATCGATAATTTAGATTTGAATGTACTAAACGAAGTAACAGATTCGGTCACTGCAAACAATCCACACCCGGCGTACGGTGGTATAAACAAACGACCATTAGACGTAATGCGTGAAGAGGCAATGGCAAATTTCGCTGCACAAAATAGAGCAGTTACAAAAGAAGATTATATTTTACGTTGCTATACACTACCTGATCGTTATGGTTCAATTGCAAAAGCGTATGTTGAACAAGATTTTCAAAGTAGTAAATGGAATGCATCTGAACGCGTACCAAATCCATATGCATTGAATCTATATATACTAAGTTATAATGATTCGAAGCAATTAGTAAATTCGAACGAGGCCGTAAAGGAAAATTTAAGACAATATTTACGTCAATATCGTTTGATGACAGATGCTATAAATATTAAAGATCCGTTCATAATAAATATAGGTGTCGAGTATGATATTTTAACACGACCAGGTTATAACAGTTACGAAGTGCTATTGCGATGTAACGAAAGATTAATGGTTTTGATGTCAAACGAAAATATGCAGATAAACGCACCGATAATGCTTTCGAATCTTATAACTGAATTAGATAAACTTGAAGGTGTTCAAAGTGTAGAAAATTTTGTTGTGAAAAATCTGCATGATACAACATTAGGATACAGTGGAAATCTTTACGACTTAAATGTTGCGAAACGTAACAATATAATCTATCCGAGTTTAGATCCGTGTATATTTGAAATAAAATATCCTAAGAACGACATTGTCGGACGTGTAATCGATTTATAATTAAGGTGAACTCATGTATAAAGTATTATATCCGAAAAAGGATGCCACAATTTACGAAAAACATCCCGAGAGAAATTCTGGTGTCGACGCAATAATTGAAATTACAAAATTTGCACCTGGTGAATCATATAGTGATGTCACAGACGAATTTGCAACATGGGATACAACTTATAATTCACGAATTTTGATGGAATTCGATTTGACCGATTTGAAACGCCAAGCATCAGCAGGTCAATTCAGTACCGCGTCAGCAAAATATTATCTCAATCTAAAAGCATGTGATGCTAAATCTCTAAATACTGAATACACACTATATGCGTATCCAATTGCACAATCTTGGGTGAATGGTAACGGTAACTATAATGATACACCTGAAATAACAAACGGAGCCTCTTGGAAATATCGTGATAGCAGATATCAAGGTTCTCAATGGAATTCTTCATCATATTCGCATGATTATGCTACAGAAAAGGGTGGTGCGAATTGGTATCCACAATACGCAGCAAGTCAATCGTTTTCTTTCGAAGAACCTGATGTACGTATGGACGTAACAAAGATTTTCAAAGCATGGATGGCGAATACGATACCGAATAACGGTCTCATATTAAAGCACACTGCATCTGCCGAAGAGGATGTGCGTTTTGCTATACGTGCTAAATACGAATCAAAGTCGTATACAACAAGTTTACGCAGTGTCACTGAATATCGTTTTCCAACGACGACATATTATTCAATTGTCGACTCGGTTACAGGAATACCAATAGTCGATTTCGACACTGTCGGTACAAAAGTTGAAATGGATGCGAATGGTCATTACGTCGATATCGATTTAACAAATTTTATGCCGGTACGTTATTACAAAATTATATTTAAGGTTGTAGATGCAGCGAATGATACCGAAACTATAATCGACAACGATTTTAACTTTAGAGTAGAAAGATGATAAAAATTAATTTATTAGAAGGACAACTGGCATTTTCGGATCCGACAGAAATCGATTCTGAAAAGTTTAAATTCATATTACATTCACTGTACGATGACACAAATTCGAAATTTACTAATTCGAATAAAGATTATGAAGATGTTATAAAAAATCACCCAATCGCATCTAAATTATCAGTGAGAAATTCGAAAGGTGTATATACTGTACCTGTCGAAAAGGATATGGTCTATATAAATTTTTTACCGAAAAAGACAATTGTATTCGGTGACTCTTTCGATTATAAATTCAATACAAGTTTCGAATATTTTACACCAATAGATTTAGCATTAGATTTAGATGAAACTATTGTACTCGAAGACGGTATAGTTTTCAGAGTCACTGGTGAAGGTGTGAAAGATTTGCAAGACTATAAATATTATACCATCGAAGATGGTGAAGTAAAAGATATACCGAATTTCAAAACAGCAGTTGTTTTACTTGCAGAAAAGGGCAAACTGATAGATGATATTCGAGTTGTGGAACCTTCACAATTTAAAAGTTTATTAAGAGAGTCTGACAAAAACGCATTAATAAAACAAGGGTTTACACGTGATGATGCACAAAGAGTTGCTAACGAGATCGCATTAAATTTACCGACATCGATGCCTACTGGAAGTCTATCTGCAAAAGGTGGCGGTTCAGCACCAGGTGCCGGTTCGAAAGGTAGTGGAGGCGGTGGTGGAAGTAAAGATGGTTCAAGTGGACCTGCATCAGGAGGCGGTGCCGGTGGCGGAGGTGGCGCAGGCAGTGGCGGCAGTAGCGGCGGTGCCGGTGGAGCTGGTGGTGCCGGTGGAGGTGGTGGTGCCGGTGGTGGAGGTGGTGCCGGT